TTGAACGAGCACATTTTATGGATCAGGATGAAGCTTTGGATCATAATGCTTTTTTAGCAGAATTAGATGATCTTGTGAATCAAAGTAAAGATATTTTACTTTGTTCAAAATTTCTAAACAAATTTGAAGTTGCTTTCATGCAAAAGTATGCCAGTCAATTACATCTTATTCGTCTAGATATATTGTCTTTTAAAAATGCAACTAAATCTAGATTTGCACCTTATGGTGTTTTGGTTTATGGTAATTCTGGTATTGGTAAAACTTCAATTATTAAAATCTTAATTCATCAATATTGTATTATTAATGATATCCCAGATCGTGATGATTTGAGATATTATCGTAATTTTAAAGAAGAATTTTGGAATAATTATCAAACCTGTATGACTACCATCATCTTAGATGATGTTGCTAGTGAACATCCTGGTTTGGGTTCTACCATTTCAGTTGATGATATCATCTGTGTAATGAATGATGCTAATTATGTCCCTAATCAAGCTCGACTTGAAGATAAAGGACGTATAGCTTGCAGACCTAAATTTGTTATTGCTACTACAAATAAAAAAGATTTACACGCCAATACTTATTTCACAACACCAGTTGCTGCATTAAGACGACTTCCTGATGTATTAACTGTAACAGTGAAACCTGAATTCCGTAATCCTATTACTGGAGGCTTAGCTTCACAGTATTGTGGTTTACCTGATGATCCTACTGGAGAATATGAAGATTATTGGCTTTTCAAATTTGAAAAAGTCAATGCTGTTCCTATTAATGTCAGTAAAACTATTCAAGATTTACCTACTTACACTGTAATTGGTGAAGATATGAATATGGAAGAAATGATAACAATGTTTACAGGCTTTGTATTAGCTCATAATGAAAATAAAGTTGTACTTAAAAATTCTCAAGATCAAGTTAGATCCGTCAAAGCTTGTGATGCTTGTAAATTACCTCTAAAATATTGTAAATGTCAATTACAATCTATTGAAGGTGAAATCTTCCGTTTAGCTTGGCTAAATATTTGGGTTTCATTAACTCAAGAAGTAATTTATGCTGGTTTTTTCTTAATTTTACCTTATTTGGGTTTCTTTGGATTTTTTAATACTGGAACTATTGCTTATGTTATGGCAAGACCAGTTTTAGCCTTTAAACTTTTTGAAAGAATGGGAAGACGTGTATCCCAAATATACACCCAACCTAGAACTTTGGTAATACTTGCGGCTATGGTGACAACGGTTTTCACAGCTTATAGACTAATGAAGTCTGTTAGCGGTAATCTTCAAGGTTCCAATCAAAGTAAAGAAAAAGATGAAGAAGAAGAATTTTTCGATTCTTGTTGGTGGGAAACAGATATGCCTGGTCAACCTAAACCTATGAAAGCTGATGCTAACTCTAACGTTTGGTATAAAGGTGAAAATCTCACATTAACTCCTTTTGATTTGACTTCACAAATTATTTCCGCAAAATCTTTGGATTTCGGCGCTTTTTCGCAAATATTACTTAGAAATTGTGCTGTAATTTCAGTTACGATAAAGGAAGATATAAAACGAATTTCTAAATGTTTTGCTTTATCCGTACAAGTATATATTACTAATAATCATTGCTTACCCAATTTTAAGGAAATAACTGTTGTATTAACCCAACAACCTATAGAAGATGGTGTTACTACTAACACTACTTTCATATTGTGTGAAAATGATATTATGCGTTTCCCAGATAGAGATTTGGCTGCTTTTAGAGTTGCTTGTATTGCTCCAAAGAAAAATTTAACAAAATATTTTTGTAAAAAATCTTATAGAGCAAATACACACGCTTCTTACTTAAGTCGCACTCCATCTGGTCATCCTAATATCAAAGAGATCACTAACATAAAATACATCAGTAATGCTCGTGTTGGTTCTTTCACTGAGAGGATCAATTTATGGGAAGGTTCAACTATGCATCCTACAGTCAATGGTGACTGTGGTTCAATCATGGTTGCTCATTCTGAACTTGGACCTTGTATTGTGGGTATTCATGCTTTATATGAAAATAATAAAGTAGTTTCGGTATCTTTAGATAATGAAATTATTGATGAAATTATTGCTCATTTTTATGAATATTCTGTAGGAGGAAATCCTCCTATGTTACAAAGTGGGTCAATAAAGCCACAAATTATCAAATTACATGCTAAATCTACATTACGTTATGTGGAGACTGGTGTCGTTAGTGTATATGGTTCTATTTTAGGACATAGAGCACAATCGAAATCTCGTGTAGAGAATACTATCATGGCTGAATCTATGGCTAAATATAATATATTAGCTAATCATTTTGCACCAGCTACAGGTTGGTTACCCTTCAGAGTAGCTTTACTTGATATGACTTGTATTGATAATTGTATTCGTTCAGATATAGTGGAACTTTGTGTTGAAGGTTATCTTAAAGATATTTCATCTTGTGATTTAACTCATATTCATCCTTATGACCATTTTGTTGCTGTCAACGGAGCACAAGGAGTAAATTATGTTGATAAATTAGTAAGAAATACTTCTCTGGGTTTTCCCTGGGGACGTTCTAAGAATACTGAAATGCATAATATTCCAGCTGCTAGAGGTTTAGATGATCCTATGGATTTTTCTGAAGATGTTCTCAATGTTGTAAAAGAGATGGAAGAAAGATACCGAAATTATGAACGAGCTTCACCTGTTTTTACTGCTCATCTGAAAGATGAAGCTGTGTCAGCTGCTAAACTAGCTGCAGGAAAAACTCGTGTTTTTTCTGGTGCTCCCACACCTTTTACTATCATAATGAGGAAATTTATGTTGAGTTACACAAGAGTATCTCAAAATAATCAATTTCTATTTGAATCTGCCCCTGGTCTGATAAGTCAAAGTGATGCTTGGCATCAACTATACAAACATTTAGCCCAACATGGTACAGATAGAGGAGTTGCTGGAGACTTTGCTAAATATGATAAGAAGATGGCAGCTGTATTTATTATAGCTGCTTTCAAGATTATTAAATCAGTTTGTGCTATGAGTAACAATTATTCTAAAGAACAATTGGATACGATTACTTGTATTGGTTATGATATAGCTTTTTCTTTCCAATCTTTTAATGGAGATCTAATACAATTTTTCGGTTCGAATCCTTCAGGTCACTCATTAACTGTTACTGTAAATTGTATAGTTAATTGTCTGTACATGAGATATGCTTACTACTTAGCAAATCCAAATAAAGAAGTGCATACCTTTAAACAAAATATTTGTTTGATGACTTATGGTGATGATAATATTATGACAGTAAGTAAATCAATTGATTGGTTTAATCATACTATACTGGCGGAAAAGTTACACACTATTGGTGTCACTTACACAATGCCAGATAAAGCGGCTACCAGTGTACCATTTACACCTCTTAAAGATTTATCTTTCTTGAAACGTGCTTTCAGATATGATCATGAAACTAAACATTATATGGCTATTTTGGAAGAAGCTTCTATGAATAAATCATTGACTGTTTGGGTTAGATCAAAATCAATAACTTCTCAAGAGCAGGCTATTTCTATCATAAGTAGTGCAAATAGTGAATATTTCTATTATGGACGTGAATTATATGATAAGAAACAAGCCATGTTTCGAACTGTGATTAAAGAATGTAATTTAACAGCTTATGTTCAGAAATCGACCCTACCCACTTGGGATTCACTACTTAGTGATTATCGCGAGCGTTGTAAAAGACGTTTAGCGGTGTGCTAAGTGACCCTCTGGATTTTCTACTACCCTTATAATTAGTAGGACGCTGTGAAGGGAGCGTTACCCCTAGCGTATAG